TCCTTAGATGGTATCTTCATTGTCGATGGGAGCGGCTTCGATCGGAGTGTCATCGTCAACCTTGTCGAACAAGTCGGCAAAGGCGACGCGAGTAACTTCGTCGAACCGGTTGATGCAGAGCTCTACGGCTTTCTTCTTGTCCTTGAAGATCGAGAAGGCTCGTACGATGTGAACCAACCGCCGAGTCGTGATGGTCTCGTCCACACCGCCATCAGCGAAGGTACGACGGATGGCGTCGGCCCACTTGACCAAGGTGTCGCAGAAGACCTCGTCGATGCAACCATAGGAGGTCATCAGGTTCATGACGATCTTCTTCTCAGCAGCCGGGGTTGGGTACTCCTGGTTGAAGGTGACGGCGAATCGCTCGAGGAAGGCCTCGTTCAAGATGTTGGTGCCGATGTAACGACCATCATCTGAACCTTTACCCTTGGTGTTCGCGGTAGCGAAGATCGTAAAGCCGGGCGCGGGATAGATCATCTCGTTCTTGAGCTTGAAGTAGTAGGGCTTACCCTCAAGGATGGGCTGGAGGCAGAGCAATGTATTGGCACCACCAGCGTCGATCTCGTCAAGCAGCAGGGCGATACCGGCTCGCATCGCGATCAACACCGGACCCTCTACGATCACGACGTTTCCATCGATGAGCGTCTTAGACCCGATGAGCTGGTCCTCGTCAGTCATCATGTTGAGGTTGACTCGGATCAAGGGACGCTTGTTCTTGGCAAAGATCTGTTCCACCATCGTGGACTTCCCGTTTCCAGTTGGTCCCGAGATGTAAGAGGGATAGAACTGCAGAGACTTCACGATGACTTCTACGTCCTTGTGGTTGCCAAAGGGCACGTAGTTGGAGTCAACTCGTGGCACCAGTGAGGAGTCGATGGGAGTGTGTTCGATGACTGGTGCTGGAGCTAGTGTAGGCCGCTGTGCCCTGGGTTGGATCGCGTGGACTTGAGCCGTCATGTCGATCGCGTAGACACCACGCGAGATGCGTGACTGAGGATTGCTCAGCCAGCTTGGGTACTTTGTGGTACCCAGTATCTGCATGACCTCGGTAACCTGTGCTCGAGTGCACTGGTTGCTCGTGATGGTGTCAGGGAACCGCGCGTAGAGCGCGTCAATGAAAGTTTGTTGCATGATAACCAAGTTTCCTTGTTGATTTGATAAAACCATTATACCCAGATCTGGAATTACTGTACACAGGCTATGCTAGTAGTTGACTAAAACGGTCAACTACTTCAAGTGCACCAGGTGTCATGGAGGCCTGAAAAGTGGGGATCCACCCACTTCTGGTGATTCTATGCATTCTAGCACCTTCCTGCATTCTAAGTTGTTGATTCATATGGCTTTTAAGCCACTTGGGCAATGAACTTGCTTAGGACGACCCGTGAGGAGATTCCTGCGTTCATGGCAGCAGTAAAGTTCTTAGCGATCTGTCTAGAGTTCATCTTGGAGGTAGCCACGACATCCGTGGACTTGAGCTTGACGTTGCTGGACAGGATATACATCTCGTCAACCCCCGGCATGTTGTCGATAGCCACACATGAAGTCTTACGCATCGTCGACACGATCTCTTCGGCATTGATCTGCCTGAAGAGTGGCGAATCAGGATCAAAGTTGTCACGAATAAACATCTTAATGTCACGTATCGTAGGCGTCGTGATGAAGAACCGGATGTTCGTGGTGTTGTACTGATCTTTGATGACCGACATCAATGTACCAGTCTGGAGCCGACCATTATTTTCAAGGTCATATTGCTTCTTAGTCACTGTGTCGATAAGATAGGACTTTTGTCTACGCCTAACACCTTGGAATCCGTAACCCTCCCAGATTGGGCCGTTCTTAACAGGATTACTCTGGTTGCAGATCGTGCCACCATTGCCATCTGTAAGTACGATCAAGGAGTTCTTCTCGGTCTGATTGGCCATGATGAACTTACCCATGTAGGTAGTCAGAAATATTAATGCTTCGTTCAAGGGTGTACCATTGAGAAGGTACTTGTCAATACAGTACTGAGGTTGACTCAACAGCGAAGACATCATCGTATTGAACTCAACTGAGGACATCTTGTTCGAGAAGAGTTCAAGCATCGATAACTTGTAGTCACACCCTATGCCAGTGACGTTCTCAGTCTTGTTCTCAATCATTTCTTGGTAGGTCTTACCCTCATGTTGATACCCATCTGAGAAGGCAAACACTTGGTAGGGGATGTTGGTACGATGACAGAACATCGCAAGGTTGATGACCTGTTCTACTGTCTCTTGGATGCAATTGGTCATAGAACCCGACCAGTCAAGGAGGAACACCATGCCGTGTTTCTGTCCGTCCATGACTTGCATGACCTGCTTGAAGAGGTCATCTTTCAATTTGTAGGCATAGAGCTTACGCGAGTCGAGTTGACCGAGCTTTGCAACCTTAGAGCGCTTGTAGGCCGTAGCCGACTTACGCATCTCAAATTCCTTGATTAGGTAACCAACGATCCGGTTTGAAGACGACTTGAACGCCTTGATCCTATCACCGTTCCACTCGATGCGTTCATCCAACGCTTCAGAGCGCCTGAAGTCTTTTAGGATCTGAGTGTAGGGGACTATCACGTCTGAACCACTCGTCAAGTTGAACCGCGGTTCGTAGTACTTGATGATCAGGTTCTCGTCAGCACGCAGTTCAAGCTTGTCATCAAAGCTACGCATCGTGGTAGGCTCGTCAAGCTCAGGCTTTTCTTCTTCTTGCAACTCAGGCTTATCGCTACCCTTGGTACCATTACTAGGTATGTTGAAGGGCTTGCTATCTTCGCCCTCTTCTTCATCGTCCTCTTCAGACTCGGCCGGCTCAGAACCTTGATCGCCTTCTTCATCGCAGTCTTCGTCTTCTTCGAAGGTGTCACCATCTTCTTCAGACTCTTCGCCGGATTCTTCACCTGATTCTTCTTCGGCTAGCTTCTCTAGTGCCTTCTCCTTAGCCTCCTCTTCTTCCTTCTGCTTTTGCAGACTGTAGGTGTAGATTTCTTCGGCTAGAGCGATGACCTCTTCAACCGTCTCAGTGCGATCCACACGACGAAGCATGTTGGTCTCAACGTCGTTGAACTTAACACCACAGTTGAACCCCACCTTGTAGTAGAGGTTGATGCGGTCGATCAACTGGAACTCATTGACGTCAGCGCCGCGAACACCAAAGAAGTCACGTTCATTGACGCTTTTGTAACCAGCCGCGAAGAACTTACGCGAACCAGGATACCGGACCTTCATCTTACGCTCGATGCGGACGTCTTCAAGGACGTTGGCGTAGGACTTGAGGTGGCGACGACCCTTCTCAAAGACATTGCTGTACTCGTCGTAGCCAGTGAATAGGGCATGTCCCACTTCGTGAAGAAGAAGCATTTCCTCCTCAGCATCCAACATGTCCTGCCATCTGGGCAGCATCAGCGTACGGTTCTTGATGTCAAAGGACGCGGTCTTAACGTTCGACCGGATCACGTTGATGTTCTCGGTCGCCAAGAGGCGAGCCGACTGGTCTCGTGTTTGTGTTGTGCTTGTCATGTTACTCAAAGAAGAGTTCAAAGAGGCGGGTCTCGGTGACACCGATGAAGGCCGCTTCACGAACAGCCATGTCGCGCAGGAGTCGAGCTTTGTCTGCTGCCATGGCCGTGGGACGTCCCTCCATCAGGGTACGTGCTTGGCACAGGAGGGAGAATGCGGGGGCGAGAGCTGACATTTCGTGTTGCTTTCTTGATTTGATAGAACCATTATACCCAGATCACGAATTGTTGTACACAGGCTATGCTAGTAGTTGACCATTCTTGTCAACTACTCTTCGCTACACGATGGTGGAGAAGTCGTTCTTCTTCTCAAAGCGGATGGTCTGCCCAAATTTATCCACTAATTGATCACCCTTATGCGATATTACGAAGATATTAGAATTCTCAGATACTGAATTCATAATATTTAAGAAACAGTCTGTGCCATTATTATCTAAACTAGAATCAAATATCTCGTCTAGTATCAGGAGGTTAGTATTAACTGAATTCTTCATCTTAGCTATCTGTCTCCAGGTAAACAGTATGGCTAGGTCGATCTTCATCTTCTCACCTTCCGAGAAGCTAGCATAGGTGAACTCGTCGCGGAAGCGGGATTTAATGACCTCGTTGAAGGATTCGTCGAGCTCAAAGTGGACATAGAAGTCCATCGAGGTAAGGTACCCATTGATCAGTTTGTTCATCACGGGGAGGTATTCCTTGATGATCGCTGTCTTAATACCTGTGTCTTTGAGGAGAATAGCCGACACGTCTTGAATGACACGAACAGTAGATACCTCGTTTCGCTTGTCGATGAGCTTGAGTGCTTCATCTGCAGCTTCCTTGAGTTTAATCTTTTCAAGGTTGATGTCACCATTGTCGAGCTTAGCGTCATCGATCTGCTTGAGTAACTTCTTGTTCTGAGTCGTCAACAACTTAGCTTGACTATTTATGACAGCACATCGATTCACCAGCGTTAACATCTCTTTGTTTGCAACGTCTATTACATCCTGTCGTTCCTGAAGACTAATTAACGCGGTCTCTAGCATTGCAATGTTAACCGCGTTCTCCTGCTTATCAAGTTCTACAGTAGACACTACAGTTGCTTTATGTTCATCGTTTATACTTTGCATACAAGATGGACAGTGCACATAGTCCTTGAAGAACGTCAGTGTCTTGTTTAGTTGATCATCCTTTGCTGATAGCTTTGACTTGAGTCGATTTGCCTTCACACTGTCAACCTTGACAGTGTCAGCCCCTATAGTGGCCTGCAGTAATTCTGATACCTTGTTGTTTAACTCAAGCAACTCTTCATATGCTTTAGCGTTCTCAACCTCATTCTCCGCGATCTGTAGTCGTATAGTGTCAACTTGTTCCTGCTTAAAGGACACCATCGTACTAATGAGTTTCTTCTGTGCTGATACTGAAGACTTCGCCACTTCAATCAACGAGTCTATCGAGGTTAGTTCTGATTTAGATTCTGAGATGCGTTCTTTAAGAATGCCATTCATTGTTGAGAACACACCAATGTCAAGAATGTCCTCAATGACTTCACGGCGTTGCCACACTGGGAGTTGCATGAAGGGCACAAAGGATGCAGAACCAAGGATCACTACTTGTGTAAAGGTCTTGTAGTTCAACCTTAAGATCTGTTGTTCAAGAACTTTTTGATAGTCCTTAGACGCAGCGTCTTGGTTGATCATCTCGCCGCTACAATATATCTCAAACACTGTAGGTTTGATGCCTCGTATCACTTTATACTGAGTAGTACCTATCTCAAACTCTATGGTGACTAGACAGTTCTTTTGATTGATAGAGTTGATGAGTTGTGGTTTATTAACTGATCTAAATGCTTTACCAAACAAGGCAAAGGTCAAGGCATCCAACATTGTTGACTTACCCTCTCCATTACTACCTACAATCAAAGTACTCGCAGAAGTGTTAAGCGTGATCTTGTTAGAAACATTACCCGTAGAGAGGAAGTTCTGCCACTCTAGAGTCTTAAAGATTATGCTCATTAAACGACGTCCTTATTTAACGCCTCAAGGTATAGGGATTTCATAAAGTCTTTGATAACTTTTTTATCTACATCTGTATGAATAGACTCAATGTAGTTCTCTAGTACACTACCTGTGTCCTCAAGATCAATGTTATTTTCTACCTGACCCTCATTAAATTCAGTGAAGTCTTCAATGATCTTAACATCTAATGGATCTGATGAATACACCTTGTTGATGAACTGATCAAATTTGTATTGATTCGTCTTACTAATCACAACGACCTTAACATACTTATCTTTGAATATAGTAGGATCAAAAGACTCAGATGTAGCATCAGAATATTCAATGCGCTCAAACAAGGTATAGGGATTGACAATGAACTCCAGTTCACGTGACTCTAAGTCAAAGAGATGAAAACCACGAGGATCTTTGTAGTCATTCCATGTAAGCTCATAGGGATTGCCAAGGTAGTAGACATGACCATCGTCTGACTTATGATGGTAGTGGCCTGAGAAGACCATGTCAAACTTTTGTAGTAGTGACTTTGACAAGCCCTCGTGTGACTGCATGCCACGATACATAGCAAAACCTGCAACCTCAAGGTGACCCATACAGATCTTGGCGACACTGCCATTGATCTCTTCCATTGAGTCACTCATGTTATCAGCACATATCCAAGGGAGGAAACAGATAGGTACGCCATGAACATTGAAGGTCTCAGGCTTAGAGACTGCAATGATGTTGTCGTACTCTACTAGAGTCAACTGAGGACTATTGACTAAGTTGGTGTTTCTATAGTATGCATCATGGTTGCCGGTAATCATTATAACATCAATGCCTGATGCATAGAGTTTATTGAAGAACATCTCTTTACTACGGTAGAGCGTATTGAGGTTAATAAACTTACGGCGATCAAAGGTGTCACCGAGTATGATGACCGTCGTGATGTTTTCTGACTTAAGCTTTGGAAAGAACACTGTGTTGTAGAACTTCTCATAGTAGTCTAAACACTGTGCACTGTCACCCCTAGCACCGAAATGTTGGTCAGTTATCAGTGCCACCCTCATGGATTGCCCTTTGGTTCAAGTGATTGGACGTAACCATACGCTTTGTAGAGGAACTCAATGAATCTATCGATCTCTACTTCATTGGTGTTTGGTAGTTCGCAGTATACTGATGCAGCTAGTGCCACCTTGTCGAGCCAGTCTTTATCACCCATGTTGTGTATCCTCATCGATGAATCCTTCGAGTGACTGCTTGGTGTTTACAGGAATTTTCTTTTCCTTCTTGGCACCGTAATTAGCGTCGAAGTTCTGGTTAGTTTGAATGAATGCTGCATAGGCATTACGAAAGTCAGTGTCGTCGTCATGTCCCTGCGTGTCAAAGCTGTCAAAGGGCATGTCTTGAATAAGACGACCACGGATGTATGACTGCTTCTTCTCTTTAGCGATTCGTCTAAGGAAGGCGAACCATATTACTTGAGTGAAGTAGGAGAAGGGGTTGGACGACTTAGCAGGATCAAAGCTATGCATACACTGCATACAGTTCTCAATTCCATCAAGAATCATGTCGTCTTTATAGGAGTATCCTGAGAAGTTGGGTCGGCGCGCCAGACGATTGGCGATATTGAGTATGCACTCTCCGATGTACTCAGGTATCCTAGGTGCTTCTGTGTCATTAGTCTTAGACGCGTCTAATCTTTGTCTATAGTCTATGACTGCTATTAAGAACTCAGCATTGTTTACGTAGTGTGTCGCCATACATGGGCTCCTCGATGTGTTGGATCTATTATACAACAATCCAACCATCCTGTACAATCTTGTACCTCAATATTAGATTGTACAGACTCTAGCAGTGATGGTATAATGTATCTTCCGGTAACAAACAATATAATAAACCAGTCAATGGTACAACCCCGAAGGGGTAACAGAGTATCAATGCATCTTGTCTGTCAATGACTTACTAGCCATCATAACTTCTTCGCTTGGTTCATCATCAGTGGATTGATCTTCATCAGACTCAAAGGCCATTACCAACTTCTTATAGAAGGGGACGAGAGCTGGGTGAAGTGGTTTGATAAAGATGATATTGTTTGGATTAAAAGTAAATTCTTTTTCAATAGTCAACCTACAGTAAGGCGCAGTTGACGTCTGTTGGATCATTCCTCCGTCTGACTGTATGTACGTTGATACGATCTTTACTGGATTGGATAAAACCGTTCCAACTCTGGTGTCAGCTAATAGTTCTGCAATCACCAGTTCATCTGTGATTAACTTAAGTACTACGTAGTCACTCAATTTCAATCTCCAATATCTTAAAGTTAAACTTCTCTTCAGCGTATATCTTAACGCGTTCTGCGAGATGATTCAACGTATGGTTCTTCTTTGACTTCCAATGTAGGTCATCCGACATATCGAATAGGTTACAGTGGGACTTACCTTCCTTTAACCGCAATCCACGACCAATAGACTGAAGGTTTCTGATCTTTGACTTAGTTGGACTAGCGAAGATCACGTTCTCAATAGATGGGATATTTACACCTGTACTGAAGACACCAAAGCTAGCTATGATAATAGCATTAGATTCTTTGTCTGTGAGCTCACGTGCTGATTCACGTGCATCAACGTCTGTACCACCATAGATGAAGAATACCTTCCTGTCCTCAGCCACCCTACTACTTATCATGTCGTAGAGGATCTTTCCATGCTTCTCAACGTATTGGAATAACACCAAGGTGTTACCCTCGCAGCTGATCGCCAGGTTCTGTATGAACTTGTTTCGTTTCTCGTGTGTTACGATGAAGTCCATCTCCTGTTGATAGGTATTGTGCGTGTTGGCCTTGCGCGTGATCTCGTCGTACTTGAGTAGCACACACTTGATCTTCAGGTCGGCGACTTGGTTGGCGTTCATCAACTCGCGAGTGGTGATCACTCGATGTACTGGACCAAAGCAACCCTCGAGGACCAACTTATTACACTTCACGTTGTCGATCGTGCCTGTGGTTCCTATTCTGTAACGAACATTGACCATCTTCTCCATGATGGTGGTCAGAGACTTCGCCTTGAACTGGTGAGCCTCGTCACCAAACAAGACGTCAAACTGTGCGAACCACTGTGCTGGCTGCTTGTAGATCGACTGCCATGTGGTAACAAGAACGTCCTTAGTAAAGTCCTTAGTGAACCCCGAGTATAGTATCTGACAATGCTTGTCGGCGCGCCAACCATTCTCAGCGGAGTAGTCCTCAAAGTCCTTGTATAGTTGAGCCACGAGTGATGTAGTGGGTACGATCACGATACATTTACGACCTAGATCTAGGTGATGTCTCATCGCAGTGTAGATGATTAGCGACTTACCTGACGACGTAGGTGATAGCAATACAACTCGTTCATCTGTCAATGCCTTTGCGATTGCCTGTAGTTGATACTCGCGTATTTCTATCTTTTGTCCACGGGCACAGAGGTTTAACCAGTCTGTGTACTCACGAACGGTCTCAACTGTTACTGCAGTCAACTCCTGCTGATATGACTTGACCTCATATTGGTTCCTTACAGCAAAGTCCATGACGTACTTTACTAGTCCAACATAGAGTGTCTTCCGTTGAAGGTTATATAGACGCAGTTTACCGTCCCACACACCGCTGCGATACGCCGGCATAAACTTATAGCCATCAACCTGAAAGGTGAAGTAGTCTGACAGTTCCTGCTCAATGTCCGGATCTGAGTACACTCGAACATGTACCTCGTTTACCTTCTCAATTGTTATCATATTAATGTCCGGAGATAAACTTCTTAAACTCGATCGCGTTTCGGATCTGCCAGTCACGAGCTTTGATCTGACCAAGGATAGCTTCTATGGCCTGAACCATGCAGTTGATGTATTCACGCTTGATAGACACCCGGTTCAGGTCAATGTCACCCTCTAGGAATTCCATCATCTCGTTCTTAAGTGGTTTAATGCCCTGCCATTGTGACCAACTCAATTCTTCAAGTTCCGTCTTACCCATCTCACCTCTATAGTAGCGAAACTTCTTCTGGCGTAGAGTATCGTAGTCGACTGCCAGCGCAGCGAGCTTCATCTTGTGCTGGATGAGGTGCCGCAGGTATTTGGCGTGTAGGTTGGGTGTTCTTACTGATTCACGATCGAGATGGTTGTCGTCGAGCGCGCAATCGACGTCCCATAGGTCGTGTAAGTCATCTAATGTCATTCTGTATCCTCATCACGATTTCGTCCATTATAACATGGACAAGATATATTGTACAATTAAATAAATTTATAGAGTGCGTACCTAAATGTAGCGTTTCCAACTAGGTACTGAACGTCAGTAGACGTAGAGGAGAACTGTAGCGATTCTATTGAAATAGGCACACAGTCCACGAATTGGATAGTCTGTACTGGTTCATTGTTGCTACCAAGAATGGTGAGCGTTGCGTCTGATAGAACCGCTGCATTATAAGGAAGGTTCAATGTTGAGTTAGTAGCAGTAGTATATTGCGAGTACGACTCTGGAAACCCAAGGCCTTTAATCCAATCAAAGATAGCTTTATAGTTTGCCATCGCTGAGTCAACGAGAAACTGAACACTAAGTTCAGCAAACACGATCTTATCGCCAGGCACTGGATAGTCAACAAATGGTGTAGCTACATCAATGACACCAAGTGATGCCGATGGAATGGCTACACTCTGACAGAAGTACGTCATCTCTGGAATCTTCTGAATAGAGAACATGAACCCATTGGGTGACAGTGGTGTTATGTTTGCAGGGGTTGGTCCCGAGATTAGTGTAGCCATATGACCTCAAGTCTGTTCATATTGTATTTATATAAAAAAAGGACCCTCGAAAGGGTCCTTTGAAGTATCCAGTCTACGCTGGATTTGTCAACCTTACTATTACATCAAGTTTGTGACTTGAACTTTACGATAGTAGATGTTGGCGCCAGTTGTGATGGCGGTGAAAGGATTTGAGACCATGCCGTAGCGAGTCTTAAAGCCAATCTTTGGCTGGAAGGTAGCAGGATCAATGGCACGAACCTTCTCTAGAGGAACGTAAGGGCAATAGAAGAGACCAGCATCAAATGCTGAGGTACCCTTGTAGCCCATGACGAAGAACTGAGCGGCTGCTTGGTTAGCTGCAAACGGATCGATGTAGACCTTGTACTTGCCGTTTAGAACACCAGCAAAAGTGGTGCTTGACTCGTCAACGTTTAGGTTGTTAGCAAGAGCAGGTGCATAGTCAAGAACACCAGCCATGGCCAATGCTGAAGCAACATCGCTTGAGCAGATCATGAAGTTACCACGGCCACGACGTGTAGTCTGGGCAATAGCATTGGCTTCACGTTCGATCTGGAACATTAGACCCTTGAACTTCTCAACTGACCAACGACCGTTAGCATCAACGTCTAGGTCAAAGGTGCCAGCAGTGGCGGTACCGATTTCTGCACCAACCTTAGCGGCTAGATACACAGTACGAATGACTTCACGGTTGATCTCAGCAAGAATTTCTGTTGAGAGGATGTTGGTTAGTTCGCCTTCAGCGTCTAGACCATGAACTGCCCTCAAGTCTTGAGCTAGTTCTGTTGAGTACTCAGCACGTAGTGCACGAGTCTTAGCAGTAACAGTAGCCTTGTCGATCTTGAATGCCATCTGGTTGAAAGTAACGCCAGCGCCAAGATCTTCAGCGTTTGCCGTGGTTAGGCCTGTGCCGAATGTCTTAGTAGCAAGGTTGCTACCATCTAGACCGGTCTGGTGGGTACCAGTGCCGCCGAAGCCAGTATCAGCTTCATTGAATAGAGCTTCTGCACCTGACTGGCTGGTGTAGAGACTCTTCAATGCGAAGATCAAACCGGTAGGCTGAGTCATTGGCTGAACGCCAGCGATGTCATAAGCGATTAGTTGAGGAGCTGCACGACGAACTAGACTGATTAGGACTGGGTCGTAACCTTGAACAGCATTGCTACCAGCACCAGCGCCGCCTAGGGCAAGACCAGCACCGCCTGAGTTGGTAGGAGCAGTTTCATAGAGTGCTTCGGCGCTCTTAGCTAGTTCACGCTCTTGATTCTCTAGGAGAACGGCTGTGACTTCGCGACGATAAGCGTCTTTGATTTCAGGACCATGTTCTAGGACAGGGGCCCACTTCTTAAGTAGTTCTTGACGGGTTTGCATTTTATTTCCTTTGTGTTAATGGGATTACTTCATGTTGCTCAAAGTGCGTAGGTAGTGTGCCATCTGAGGGGTATGAACCACCTCTTCAGTCAAAGCAACTGGAGCGTCTGTGACAACTGATTGCACCGTAGGTGCGGTCTGCTTCTTACCAAAATAATTCTCTTTAATAGTCTGAAGTTTTGCCTTGAATGTCTCGGCATCATCATATGCTAACTCTTCAGCTAGAGACTTAAACTTCTCCGCTTCTGTGTCGGCCATTCCTACAGCGAACTCATCGATAGAGGCTGTACGCTTCATCTCATTGAGTTGCTTCGATAGTGCAACGTTCGCTGCGAGTTGCTCGTCCAACTTGGCCGTAACGGCTTCAGTCTTTAGTTGCATCTCACCTAGGACGTCAAACTTCTCTTCTGGTACTTCAATATAGTGCTGCTCAAACACACCCTTCATGCTTGAAACAAAACTCTCAAGGATTTCATTCTTCATACCACTCTCAAGGGCAAGCTCATTATCTGTCATCCACTGCTCAACTACGTAGTTGAGGTATCCATCAACTTTTTCAACAAGACCCTCTTTGATTGACTCAACTTGTTCATCAAGCTGAGCGTCAAACTCTTCCGCGAGACGAGCGATTTCGCTCTTAACGCGTGTTACTACGGCTGCCTCAAAGATCGTGGCGGCCTTAGTCTTAAACTCTTCGCTGAGTTCTTCACCATTAGTTAGCGCGGCGATGTCTTCTGACATATCCACTGTATACTCTGCTTCTTCCTTCTTCAAGCGGCCACCAGCTTCGGCGCTCTTGAGCATGTCAATGCGGTCCTTATAGCCAGCAATGCCAGGCTTCATGTCTTTAGCAGCCTTCTTCTCACCTGCAGTAGTATTCTTAACGTGCTTCATCGTGGTGTCGGCTTGATGACTTTCATCAACCGTCTCTTCGGCAACAACCGCCTCTTCAGCGACTTGTTCGACTTCTAGCTTGTTTGCTTCTTCGAGAAGATCAGCGATCTTTTGTTCGATAGACATTATTAGTTCTCCTATTTCTAGATGATTAGTTTATTTATACGATGTACGTATTTACTTTAGATGTTTCAGAAAACTCTGAAATGCCATAATCGAAGCTTCGGTTAACCGCTTCTTTGGAGTAGACTCAATAAACTCCTTAGTACGATCTATCTGCTTCTGTTCAAATTTTCCATCAACAAAGATCCAGTCAACCGACTCCATAATGCCCCTTACGAATGCATCAGGAGCGGATGGATCCGCAACAATGTCTGCCGCTGTCGAGAGCATGAAATCGTCTTGAACGACTTGTACACCCTCTTTGTTCATACGAAGAGTACCAAGAGCTCGACTAGAAACTCCTAGATTAGCACCACCCTCGAGTAGACCACGTGCAATCTTACCCATAGGTGTTTCAAGGATCTTAGCCTTACCGATCCAGTTTGTTCCCTCTTTCCTAAGTCCAGTGATCATATGTGACACGCGATCTAGGTTGATGGAGGGACTATCAGGATGGCCTAGTTCGCCATACGCACGATTCTTTTCAACATATTCCTTGACGTAGCGATTGACTTCGTTGTCCATCGTATTTTCAGGATACATGCGTCCATTCTTATTCTTGAGATTAGACTGAAGGAACACACCCTCGATGTAGTACTGCTTCTCCTTGGTGTCCTTAATAGCTTCGGTGATACATTTCACCGACTCTACGTACTCTTTAATGAGTTTCATGTATTAGCTCCCAACTAGCGTAGTGTTGTCGTAGACGCTGTACTCAGCGGTCTCGATCTTATTAGACCAACCACCTGGCAACTTACGAAGCACGATGTATACCTGCATGGTGCCTACACTAGTAATGATGATGTCAGAACTATTGTTGATGTTGTCTGTAAATTCTTGATCAACGAACTGAAATGCACTCGATGCATCAGCTGATAGGTTCATGATGATTGCGCCGCCACGTGTGATGATTGCTGTTGCACCTACAGTGCCAGTCCAGAACACGCTCATGATGTTAGCACGAGGTGTACCACCTGCTGTCAACGCTTGGTTTGATGCTAGACAGTCTACAGCCATCGTAATAGTTTCATTCAGCGTAGTGCCGTACAGCTTAAAGGCTGCCTTGCCATCATTTAGTTTTAACACTGCTTTTGTCATCTTATTCCCCGAGTTTTCTAACTACGTGCATGAAGTTTTCCTTCGACACGCGCATGTACTTCACTATTGAGTATTTATCTTCAAGGAGTGTCGTTAACATTGACTGTGTTTCTTCGCTTATCGCGACAACGCTACCGTCATTAAGTGTATACTCAGTCTTATCTGCGAAGTTTGAAGACATACGTCGACGAACCTCAGTGATTACTGGGTCTAGCGAGAACTCACGTGAATTCAGTTGATACTTATACGACTCCAGCATCGTGTCAGTTATCTTTACATCGTGTGTAGAAGATATAATAGAGACTAACTTCTCGTCAGACACTGTGTAATGAGCAAGAAGCTGATTAGATGAAATGCTCATCTCAGCTTGACTGCGAGCTTCGTTTAAGTCGGCGTATGTTCCAATCAGTTTATCGTCGATCGTCACGTCGAGTGTGTCGAACACCCGTACATAAGACCCCCGATAGATGAAGCTATCAAGTAGGCCTGCGCTTTCTCGTAGGTTCTTTCTAAACTGACTAAAGAATAGACCCATAGCTTACTCTGCGGCCTCTTCTTCAGGCTTATTAAACATTGTCTGCGCTACTTGAACTCGATAGTCGTCCATCGCGCCTGACATCTTCTCAGAGATGGCGGCGTTAAAGCTGTCTTCAATCGCTAGAGAGTCTCCAGCAATCAGTGCGTCTACTAAGTCTCGTGTGCTCATTTTGTTCCCTGTGTAGTATCTGGCGGGGCGTCTGCATCAATACCCTGCATCACTTGTTGGTGAGCCATGATGGCTTCACGATTGTTTTCCATCTCTCCGTCTATCTCTTTGATGTCCTCGTCAGTCTGCTTGAGGATGTTCTTACGTACCCACTCGATGGAGTAGTACTTACCGACAAAGGGATCGAGTGTCTGAAGGATGTTCATGCGACCCTGGATGATCTCATTATCTTTGAGTTCGGCGAAGTTGTTGTCCTTCATATAGTCAAGACGGATTCCACTTCGAATCTCATCCCACTCATCAGGATTAATGATGCCCTTCAGCACCAGCTGCATACGCATGGCATCTAGGAACAAGTTGGAGAACTTCTTACGAATGCGCTGAACAAACTTATTGAACTTTATCTCATCACGGGTGATCTCTGAAGACCTACCAATATTGAAGCCACCGTCACCTTTAAGGCGACTCATAGGCACGTTAAGCGCTTGAAACAACTTGTTTTGAAAAAATTGAATGTCTTCGATTTGACCTAGTGTTTGTCCACCCGGTAGAGTTGTAATCTCTGTGCCCTTGCCACCTTCGCGTCGTGGCATCCAGAAGTCTTCCATCAAGGACATGTGTTTACGATCATCACGAACCTCGCCGGTAGTGGCGTCATACACCACCTTGTTCCGGAATTTGTTCATCATGTCGTTTACATACTGCTCAGCTTTAAGCTTAGGCAGATTACCAACGTCAATGTAGAAGATCCTGCGTTCAGGAGCACGTGAGATGCGATAGATGACTAGTGAGTCCTCCATCATCTTAAGCTGATTGACGATCTTAATCGCCTTGTGTAGGTACGACATCATCAAGCCGGAGTTCGCGTCGGCCAGACCCGAAGGGGTGTAGATCACCGAGTCTAGAGGAAGCCTGACACCTTGAACCGTGGTCTCGGTGATACCCTTGTCATTGTAGAGGTAGTACTCATCAATGCTCTCAATAATCTCAACACCTTTGGCGTTCTTGGTCTTCTTGATGTTCTTGATCTTACGAATCTTACGAGGATCGATTGGACGTAGTTCAACGATGCCATTCTTTGGATTCTTCTCGTCAACCAGTACTTGATAGTAAATGCGACCATCAACGTACCATGTACGGAACATCTCGTGGCCACGTTGATCAAACTTCAATAGGTTTAATACGTTCTCAAACTCATCGGTGATCTTTTTCTTGATACCAGCGGAGACCTTGAGGTCATCCATGTTCAAGGTGATGGTCTTTTCATCTTCTTCTGTAACGATAGCTTCATTACAGATGTCATCAATCGCTGCGTCACAGTCGCAGTAGAGCGCGATCTCCCGATACCTACGGATCAGATCGTTCTCGTTCTTTATGTGGGCCTCAAGTTCTAGAACCTGAGCGTAGTATCCCGCTGTAGCGGAGGAAACAACAGTCGAGCCGTCATCACTGATCGGCGCGACTACTGAAACCGGGGGTAATTCCTTCTTATTAGATAGGAACTCTATCCCGAATATCTTCATAATATATCTCTCGTTCCTATGGTATTAAATGGGACCGCCATTAACGCCGCTGCTCGTAGGAACAACGAAGCCAGTAGAGGTATCAGATACCCAGAAGTTGTAGAGGAACGTGACGTTGAACGTCTCGATCGCGTTACCCTGATCATAGCCTAGAGCGATGTCGCCGACTTCAGTTGGGAATGCATCAACAAAGGTATACACCTTGATGATTGCACCATTACGATCCAACTGTTGAACTTGTAGGTCAACTTGATAGTCTAGAGGATTGGTGACACCAGTCGTTCCGTCGACGTTCTGAATACCATCAGACCATGTCTCAAGCGCGTTACGAATGTTAAAGTTGGTATCGTTATAGATCGACACTGTCCAAGGTTGGAACGTGCGCTCGCCCGCAAAGTTGATTGGACGACCACGATACAACACAGTGATTGGATCAATGGTTGAACTAGGTAGTTGAGCTGAGTTGCATAGGAACTGAGCTTGTTCAGCTGCAGCACCACCGCCACCAACGAAATTGGGGAAGAACAGATACGCCCTAAACTGATTGGCGCGAGCACCACCACCAGCAAGGCGTGACTTGAATTCTGAAATGTTTGCCATTTAATGACTCCTTTGTGGTTTATTTATCAAGAGGAGGGGCGAACCCCTCCAATTGAATTAGCCGCCGATTTCGTTGAAGTTGACGCTAGAGCGTGCAGCAACGAAGTTTAGTGTGATAAAGTTGATAGAACGATTTGGCTTGATGAAGATGCTAGCCACGAACTGATTGGCGTCAATGACGTCACCGGTGTTGTTGCTTGTATCACACTTGACCACGAAGTCGGTAATACCACGACGACCTTGTACGTTACGAAGGAAGGGCTCAATCAAGTTCTTGAACTGTGCACGTGTAAACGCGTCGTTCATCTCAAACAACTGGTACTTAGCTGCGATTGAGATTGACTTCTCGAGTACGATGAACAGACGACGAACGTTGATGCGATCAAAGGCACTAGGCTTAGACATGAAAGTCTTGTCACCGTAGAGGATCGTACCTTGACCAGGGAACGTAACTACTGGATTAACGTTAGCCTTGTATAGGTTGTCACGTTCAGTTTGACCAGGATTGAAGCCAAGCTTAATGACGTTCTTAACTTGACCGCGCGTAAAACCACCAGGTGAGAACCATGGATCAGCGGTGTAGTCTGTACGAGCACATAGACCGGCGATGTCTGCGTTCAAGGGAATCCAACGATACTCATCATTGTAACGGTCATACTGATACTTCCAACCGCTGTCCATAACGACGTAGGAACTATTGGTAATAGAAGACTTCCAAGTGTTAATTGTTGAAACACCTGCAGAACCAGACGCGATGATTGGAGCGTTATTAGTATCAGTGGGTGATACAAACACAACACAATCTAGACGGGTTTCAGCAACACCAGCAATGACTGCGTTTGCTGTAGCAGGAGAAACTGCGCCTAGAGCTAGTAGCGAGATGTCATAGTTTAATGTATCAGCGAACATCAAGAATGCTTCTTGATAGTTGCCGTCAGTTGGTGAACTAACATCAGCACCACCACTTAAGGTCATTGTGTTGAATGATGTAATCAATGCATCTAGTACTGCTGAAGGAGCTGCTGTATCAATATGTGTACCCCAGTTTACATCACCAGGAGTAGTAAATGCTGTATCAGCAGGTGCTGATAACGCTAGAACGTACTTTGATGCAGAGTTGATTACAGTGCGCCAAAATAGATTAGTACCATCACCGCGTACAATACCCTTAAGCTTAGACATGAACTCATATTTTTCTAGAACTTGTAAAGCAGTTCCACTAATATGCCCAGTTACAGAATCCATTACTAGAGCATGTAGTTCATCATTTGAAATGCTCTTAGCAGCAGCCTGTGCACTAGTGCCTGGTGCTTTAGTGAAGTTTGCAATAATCAATGCATTAGTTGATGACGCTGCTGTTTGAGTAAAAGTAGTATTTAATGCGCTTGCAGCTGGAATTGTTTGAACAATATTACCTTGAACAGAAGCTGCAGCAAGAGCAGAGCCAACTGCAAATGTCAAACTAGTAGTTGTACATGATAGTACAACAAAAGTACCACTATATCCAGCTGGAGTAGAACCACTGATCGTGATTGAAGAACCAATTGCGAATGGTACGTAAGTCTTAGCAGCAAAGGTAGCAGTTGCAACCAGGTTAGTGGTTGTGATTGCTGTAGTAGCAAATGAAGCTAGTGATGTAATAGTGAATGTAGTACTTGTAGGCACAGTAGTAACAGTTGAACCACCAGATATAGCTAACGTTGGTGTAGAGATTACTGCACCAATTTTCAAACCAACGGTTGAAGGCGTTGTCACCGTAGTTGAAGCAGCCGTAGTAGTACAAGCCAAAACAGGATTAGTACCAATCGCGGCATCTGTTACTGCAGCTTGGTACCTAGCATTATCAACTAAAATGATTTGAATGCCATTAGCGCGTGCGCCAGGATACTTACCAACAAAAGGCCCATAAGTTTGAACTTCAGCGTCTTTATAGGTCGTTGAATATTCATTATTATTTCGGATTTTAATACCGGCACCAGCAACACCAGGTGAAACCCATCCAGTGGTTCCCGTTGATGCATTTAATAGTCCGCTAGCATCAATACGATTAACGATGACGTTGTTCGTGTATGATAGGAAGTTAGCCGCAGTGAAGAATGACAGATAGTTATGGCTGTTATTGGTTGGACGGCCGAAGAGACGAACTAATTCGTCTTCAGATGTAACCGTAGTGGGTTCCAATACAGGACCCCAAGAGAACGCACCGGCTGTTGCACCGGTGGATGTAGATACAGCAGGGATGACAGACGAAAAGTCTTTTTCGATTACTGTCACGCCTGGAGAGAGTGCGAATGGCATTATGATTCTCCTTAGAGGTTTACTGGATAGACTCTACGTCTAGAATTATTTATATTTTTAGAAATTTACTAGCACTTCCTCACGACCGTCGTCATAGAACCCGAATGGCGTCATTTGTTCTTCAATCGCCTTCATTTGGTTCTCGTATATAACTTGTCTTATATTTATATCACTTAATTCTTTGAAATATGGGTTGGTGCTTGCCCAAGCGAACAACACTAGCGGCATTACTAAGTCATCATGATACCCATCATCGGCAGCATAACTGTTCTTTACCTGAATAAACGTAGAGATCTCGCCTATGACGTCTGCATCAGGTATCAATAGTCGTTTTTCCTCGACTAGTGTCTTAAAGTTAGAACAACCAATACGTTTTACTCGTTTGTCTGTGAATACGCCAAGTTGTGTCTTTCCTCCACCAAACCCTCCCGACATAACTTGTCCATCACCAGACCTATTTATCATCAATATATTTCCATACTCGTACTCAGAGTAAAGAATGTCAGCAACTTGTTCTGAGGAGTTTATCTCAATAAGAACATACGCTTCATTGTACTCAGTCGCTATCTTATGCAGCACAGACGGATAGAGCATGGGACTGATGTGGTTGTCCCTGTACTTACCAACCATCTTGTAAGGCATTTTCGTGATGTCAATGATCACAAACGCCGAGTAGTCACCTCCAACTCCCTTGGCTGTGTCAGCCGCGATGAAGTAGACGTGCTCCTTCTGCTCACCAATAGCTTTGATAGGAGTCTCATAGATGTCAAGCCCATCACGACTATATATGGGCGCACCTGGTGAGAGTTGTGAGATGGTGTTGGCGTTGATGAGCGTGGCGCTGGAGCCAAGGAAATTACAGAGGACTTCCTGATTGAACTTTAGATCACCTAGTAGTCGGTGTTGTTCCTTAGCCCAAGCGGCGTCACGACCGGGAATCTGGTCGTATGGTATGAAGAGGTGCACGAACCCGTTACGGTCGTTCTCAGCATCGTTCCAAAACTTCCAGAAGTGGTTGTATCCCATAGGCGTGGAGCTCAATAGGATCTTAGTCGTGTTACCTGCAGAGATCGTAGGATACACCGAAGCAAAGAACTGATCTGCAATCGTGTTGGGGATGATCGCGGCTTCATCGATGTAGAGCATGTTAACTGACTTGCCTCGAATACCAGACGCCGATGTTGCTGCGGTGAATACCTTAGAACCGTTCTCCAACTCAATATCGCCTTTGTTCCATGTTGTCACACCTTGTTGCATCCAACTAGGGAGGTGCTCATACATCAATTGATAGCGCGACAGCACTTCTCGTGCAGCAGTTGCCTTGTTCGCTAAGATCGCCACAGTCTTGCTTGACTGGAACAGAGTATACCATAGGATGTACGCAGCCGAGGTCGTAGTCTTACCAGCCTGACGTGATTCCATCAGAAGTATCTTACGGTTCTCGTGGATCACCTTGATCTTATTCTCTTGACAAGGGTAGAGCTTGAATGGTTGCAACCCGTGATCTAGGGTAACGATCTGACAGAAGTTGTTGATGAAGTAGATAGGATCATCAGCACACCTCAGGTACTCCTTGACCTGGGCCTCGGTGAACTGGACACTTACGTTAGCGCCCTTCAGGTTCGAGTTGCTATTATATACCTGAGTTGTCACAGGGTCTCTGACCAAGTCGACGTCCTAGCGCCGGTAGACAGCGTACCCGTGGCAGTCTCTGTACCGTAGGTGGGAGTGGTGGCGGGCGCCACGCCTGTGTTCACGACAGGCACCGTAGAGGTTAGGATCACCTTGGCATCGTTGACTGGACCAAACAGCATCGTCTTGAGCGTAAAGTTCATAGTGTAGGTGATGAATCGACGCGTCTCAAAGTCACCGTCGTACTGGTCGTCAACAGACACGCTGTTGAGTATGATAGGTACATCGGTGTTGACATTCATCTCAGACAAGCTGTTGACAACCATGGTGTACTCAGGCGTAAAGTATGGCAGGATCTGCTCTACTATCTGGAGACCGTCTTCCTGAGTCTTGGTCAAGGCGTACAGGCTGATGTCAATGTTATAGGGTACGGGCGAGTACACCTGAGTTGCGACGGACCCGGTGTTTGTCGAGTGCGTAGCGGTAATAGAACTCATCCTGTTAGTCTTGCGAGACGCATCATAGCTCATGCCTGTGATCTCAAAGGACATCCTAGGAAGGATCGTGTAAGTGTGGTTCTCTAGCGTGGGGTCCTGCTCGATACGAACAACCCACTTCTCCTTGGGAGCGTACGCGATGGGTACCGCGATGGTCTGCTCTACGCCGTTCTTGGCGCGTAGGATCTTGATCCCACTGAACAGCGTACCAAAGGCGACGATCGTCTTACGCGTCGCTTGGTGATAGAAGATGTTGTTGTTCAGCATGTATGTTACCAGGTGCCGACGCCGTGCGCCGTGCGCTTCCAGATGTTGGTGCTAGTATTAACGTAAGCCGCGGTACAGATGTAGAAGTACGTTGCGTCTACCGCAAACATACCCGCCTCATCACCTGCTACACCATAACTATGTGCTGGTACAGCGCGCGGGTAACGCTCTGTAAAGTTCGCGTTGATCTTGGTGAAGGCGGTACGAATAGGATCACCCGTACCGTCATTGGCTGCAGTGCCAACACTGATTACTTGTTTAGTCATACTTTATCCGATTTTATATTGGTTGAGTCTGCGTAGAGGGCTGCACTATCGGCGGTGAAGTTAAACATTGATACTTCTCCAAACGGATTGGAGGGGTTAAAGACAATGCTCTCTGCTTCCAGCTTGAAGGCGTTGTTGTCACCATAGGAGTTCACTCTATCAATGTCAGGATTCAAGGTGGTGTCAGCAGTCTTGAGTGATTGGAAGACATCGATGTCTGTTACGCCTGTATCGATTACCTCTGAGCTATACTGGAAGAGTTCAACCTGAAGCTTGTAGACGTAGAGCTTACGTAATTGATAGAACGCATCCTGGTGTTCCACGAACTTGATCTCAAACAAACCCTTCGTGAGCGGGAAGTACAGGAGGTCACCTTCAGCAGGTCGATTAGGTAACAAGTTGTTGCCATATTGGCCAACCGTCTGTTCCCACCTGCGACGAGCAAGTGTAAGGGTGGCAGATTGCTCCATCATGAGACCAAACTTATTGATGAACGCGCCCTGACCTTCAAAGCCGTTCACAGACTCAAGATACATCTCAATCGGGAATGCCTCCTTGAACTCAGAGAGTCTGTCCTCACCAAGGATCTCGTCCTTACCGACTAGGCTGCGAGGGATGTAGAAGAAGTCACTGCCGTATATGGAGATAGACTCAATGATCAGGTCCTCAAGGAGGAACTGTTCGTTGTTTGTTCCATGACTGAAGTAGACGTTGCGTCCCATTTTTATCCTAAGAACATTTCCAATGGGGCAGACTTGTTAATCATTTCTTCTTCTAGTGCTTTGATCTCTTCAATTGCTTCATTATAAAGTGCTTTCCCATCAATCGTTACACCACCAGGTAGTTGAAGGCCAGAAAATTTAGAAAGATTAGCTCCCCACTGCTTCTTCAGCACAGCTGTAGTGTAATGCTTTAGGAATGGATCACCATACATCTTAACCGCGACATCAGGATCAAGTGCACGATAGACTTCAACTAGAATGTAGTTGCCTTCAATCATTTCTTCAGTCCAACTCGCCTCGATGTAGAGCCTACCAATGAGCTTATTGAATCGATAGAGTGGTTGACCATTCAAGGTCATGTCAAGAAGTGCTAGGTGACTCATGACCTGTGAATAGTAAACGATTGATGTGCTGGTTAAGTCGTAGAGATCGTTTAAGCGAAGCTGATACTGAAGATCAAAGATTGACTTTGACGTTGAAGTACCTGATGCAACGGGGAACACCCGAGTCACGCCAAAGACTAAATCGGGCAATGTGATATACTTGTTCGCAATGTCTGTAGAGGTGATCAAATGCTTCATATAGATCTTCTCGATACCATCGTAATGAAACAGACGGAAGTAGTCGATCGCCTCGTCCACTCGATCCTCGATCTGTTGGTCGTCAAGGTTGACCTCAACTACTGGTTCGCCAAGTGAACGAAGGCAGTAATCAATGAGTTGTTGTCGTGTTGCAACGGCCATGTTTTATCCAATTAAACTTACAAACTGAGGTATGACCACGAACGCGCCACCTGCCATGGTTGCTAGCGCGTCATTAAGTTCCACGCCATGAGGACCATGCATATAGTCACCGGTAGCCTTATAGTTAATCCAAGCGTCATTGGCTTCCTTGCCGAAGGCGATCAATGTGACGACTATAGAGGCGATCAACGCGGCCGATGGTATATGCGCAAGTATCGCAACAGAACTAATGACAGCAGCAATTCCGGCACCATAGAAGGCGTGATTGGCTTTGTCTTGAGGTAGTGATGGTATGGACATGTGTTCTCCTAGTCACCACTTATTTATACTGGAGGAGTTGGTTCCACTGCTAAGTCTGGTACAATCATGACGGGATAGCGTGTCCTGATCTCGGAGACCTTCGCAAGCCACTCCTCATGGGTAGCTTCACCGCGCTGTGACTTGAAGAACAAGGGATCTGCCTCGATGGTATACGCCGTGGCACGAGCGGCTTTGTTCTGCGTGTTGGTTGCGATAATTACATCTCGTGCCTCGTTGGCGATCTCTGTTGCAGTCTTATCCTGCACCGTAACTAGAAACACCTGTCCGTCTTCGATATACGCTGCTGAGGGCAGCAACCTCTGAGTGGCGTGATCATACGCTTTCCAGAGGTTTACCGGCAAACACGAGTTCTCGAATAAGAACTCAGAGTCTGGACCTGATGGCGGAAACGATGTATTGGGGAACAACTGCTTATAGTCTGCGACCTCAGCCACTGCCCCGTCTTGTACTCTTGCTATTAACATATTATTGTCCTATCATTGCTTTGGTTGGGGGTGTGAATGCTGTGGTGTATCTTGCTATACCTTTGGTGATTCTTAAGTCATCTATGTATCCATTAAATGGATATAAACTTCCTTGAGTCCCTATTGTTAAACTAGTTAAACTTAAATCATACGTCTGAGCACTATTTTGAGTGGTTCCTATTTGAGAACCATTAACAAACATTCTGATATTATTATCAGTCCCACGTGTTAATGCTACATGATACCACGCATTGGTAGTCATACCATGCGCCGCAGTATAATCCCAAGCAGTACTAACTCTACCGTAACCTAATAAAGAACCACCCTGAAATCCAAAAAACATTCCTGGAATTCCAGACGCAGATGTAATAAAATAAGTATCTCCAACAACACTACGATTAATCCATGCCTCTATGGTAAAAGCACCACTACCAAAATTAAACGATGGATTAGTTGGAATTGACAAATAGTCCCCCGTACCATCAAAGTACATAGCACCAGTACCATACTTGATCTGTGTGCTTGATACCCTGGTGTCACCTACAGTAACTATGTCGTTCTTAGCGGTGGCGTCGTAGATACCGGCGTTGCTGCCGAGTAGCAACAAACTGGTGTTAGTGCCATCGACTGCGTTGACGTTGGTGCCTAGTAGACCGGGAGTTTGATTAGGTTGCGGAGGTGCTGCGGGAGGAGTGAAGTTGCCAGTGTAAACTGCGGTACCTTTGATAACGCGAAGATTGGAGATATATGCATTAGACAAATAACCTGTTGAATAATACCCTCCAATTACACCGTAAGTTCCTGTATAGTTAACAGTATCTGCAAGTGAGCCACTAGTAAATATAGAAGTTTCAAGAACTCCATTAAGATATAACTTAGTTACACCGGTACTTCTTACCAATGCAATGTGGGTCCAAACATTATATAGTACTTTATTATTGGCTGTGCTATAGCTATAATTACCAACATACACGCTTAATGAATTAGATAAGTATAAATTCATTGCTAAACTATTTGCTGCACTCGTATAAAATCCACCGGATGTACCGGATAGCTGAAACAATCCACTATTAGTTCCAGATAGAGGATAGTACCAAAGTTCAATAGTATAATCACCGGTGCCGATAGCAGATGCAAGTGTAGCACTAGTGTAGTCAGACGTACCATTAAAGTACATACTACCCCCAACCGTAGCAAGCGGCGCAGTCACTGAGATGTTCCACGGTGCTGCAACCTTTGTGATCGGTGACGTGAAGGGTAACTGTAGCAACTGAGTCTTAGGTGAGCCGGTTGCTGTGATTGCAAAAGCATTGGCAGAGTTATCAATGAAGGTGTTGTTTTGTAGGGTTAGTAGGCTGGTGTTAGTTATTGCAGTTAACGGTGCTGATGGCGGTGTGAATGCGCCGGTGTAAACTGTTGTATTGGTTATTCTAAAGTTTGAAATATACCCATTAAACCCATATCCAGGCGAAGCTTGGGTATATCCAATATACGCAGGTGTCTGCATAATAGTAGTCGTGAAAGTTGCATTAGTGGCATCAAGTACTCCATTTATATACATTTTTGCAACATTACTACTATCACGTACTATTGCAATATGCATCCATGTATTCAGTGGAGGTGAGGAAGTACTAATCAAAGTACCATTACCAACTGATGCTCCGGTACTTATAGATATTTTACTTGCTGGATCGTTAAATAACAAATGCATTCTACCAGTATCTGCAGTTCCAGCCAGATACTGTGAATATATACACTGAAGTGAAGAACTAGTTGAATACATCCAAAATTCTATAGTAAAAGCACCAGTACTGGCTATAGGTATATTACTAGGTGTAAGATAAGTAGAAGCACCTGCAAACAGCCCACCCCAATTCGACGCAAACGGTGTGAAGGCACGCATCGACGGAGTGCCTGATGCGGTGATCGTGGCGACGTTCGCAGAATTGTCCTTGAAGGTGGAGTCTTGCAGGGTTAGTAGGCTGGTGGCTGTGCCAGTAATTGCTGCTATGTTAGTACCCGCACTTTGTGTTGCTGTTAGTGGGGCAGTTGGGGGTGTGAATGCTCCGGTGTATACTGCTACCCCTTTAACTACTCTTAGGTTTGATATGTACCCGCCTAATTTGAATGACTGATTTCCTGCTCCGCTACCAATATAAGCGCCATACAAATTAGATGTAAGTGTTGCACTGCTTGTGCCCGTAGAACTTCCTGCCACACCATTTAAGTAACCGGTAATTGTAGACCCATTTCTAACTATGGCTACATGGTTCCAAGAGTTTAGTGATGGTGTAATATTTAAAGTAGTTTCAAAAACCCATGAATTAGAAGATTGATAACTAAATCTTATACCACTACCGGTATAGTATGCTACTACCCATCCTGCATTGCCAATGTAAGTTGTATTATTACTTGTGCCTAATAGGTCTGCCGTTTGGTTAGATGAAATATACAACCAAAATTCAATAGTAAAGTTAGCGTCAAAGGTAAAGTTAGAACTTTGTGGAGTAGATAGCCAGTCTGTAGTACCATTAAAATACGCCGACCCGCTAACCGGATCCACAGTTGCAGCACTCGTGAACGGTGCTGATACTAGTTGAGCTTTAGGAGTACCTGTGGCAGTGATCGTGTTGGGCAGGATTGCGTTGTCTTTGAAGGTTGGATCCTGTAAGGTCAACAAGCTGGTTTGCCCTGGATATATCGCCGAGATATTAGTACCGGCTGCTTGAGTTGCAGAGAGTGTTTTAGCTGGCGGTGTGAATGCACCAGTGTAGACTGCGGTGCCTTTGACGATACGTAGATTAGAGATGTAACCATTAAATGGAAGAGGCGATGCACTATTTCTATATCCAATGGTCAAGGTACTAGCTAATGGATATATTGTTCCACTAAAAGTACCCTGACCATCTTGAACACCATTAAGATATATTTTAATATTGTTGGTTGCGCTACCGCTTCTAGTCACTACTACATGGTTCCAAGTGTTTAATGCGATAACAGTAGTGGATACTATAGTTGTTCCGTATGTTCCGCCGTCGGATGATAGGTTTACACCAATCTGCCCTCCACTAGTAATTAAAAATAAATAACAATCGCTAGTTGAACCACCTTCTTTACCCACAATTATTCTAGTTGAACCTACGTTGCCTACGATATATACCCAAGCTTCTATAGTGAAGTCGTTAGAACCAAGTTGAAATATTGCATTATCAGGCACAGTCAAATAATCAGACGAACCATTAAACAGCCCACCCCAAACCTGAGTAAACGGCGTGAATGACTTAATCACCGGCGCCGGGCTCGTTGCGGTGATCGTGGCGACGTTCGCAGAATTGTCTTTGAAAGTAGAGTCTTGCAAGGTTAACAGAGTTGTAGGATCTGAGAAAGTGATTGATCCCGATGTAGTAAAGGAGTACATCTTGTATCCACCAGACGTGGTGACTGATACAGTACCTGTAGTAGTTGCGGTTGCATAAGTGTCAGCATGGCGTATAATAACAACACCGCTACCACCTGCTCCGCCTGTGCCACGAGCAATATTAGCAGTACTACCACCACCTCCGCCGCCAGTATTAGCTGTACCATTTGAGCCATTAGCACTTGTACTTCCGGTACCTCCTCCGCCGGTTCCACCGGTACCTGCAGTACCGCCCCAATTACCTGCTCCTCCGCCTCCACCGTAATAGGTAGCAGTGCCGCTAATTGATGATTGGTATCCAATACCTCCTGTTCCCCCAGTCACATTATTTGGTGCACTACCACCTGCAGCGCCGGCGCCACCACCACCACCACCTGGGTATCCGCCAGCACTAATACCTGCTCCTCCGCCATTTCCAAGTTGAGGAGCTACTGCGTTAGAAGCCGATGCAGCCTGGACATTGCCATATCCTGCACCACCACCCGATCCTCCCGTACTACTAGCATAGTCCCAACCACCGCCATAGCCGCCACCTTCAGCAATAGTGGTGTCAAATGCAGAATTACCGCCCTTTACGCCACTACCCTGGGTTACTGCAACAGCCCCGGCGCCAACAGTAACCGTATAAGTTACTCCAGGCAACACACTGCGGCCACTAATGGGGATTACTCCTCCAGCACCACCACCGCCGCCACCCGCTTGATTACCACCACCACCACCAGAGCCTCCTCCTGCAACAATAAGTAGGTCAACGTTAGGTGTAGCAGTACTAGTTATTTCTGCAATGTTACTACCAGCTGACTGGATCTTTGTTAACGGTGCTGAGGGTGGAGTGAATGCGCCGGTGTAGACTGCGGTGCCTTTTACTATACGTACATTAGATATGTATCCTAGGAATCCTGATCTAGTAGTGGAACCAGTCTGCATACTACCAATACGTACACTTGTCGTTGTATAGTTACTGGTATCGGCGAAACCTGTTATAAAAACTGCACCATTCAAATATATAGTACTAACACCACTCGATCTAACAATTGCTACGTGTTGCCATATATTAGTAGTTGAAAAAGCAGCATACTTAGAAACTCCATAGAAATATGCACCTAAAGTACTTGCGCTTGGTTCACTGATTCTGAAGTCAATTCCGGTAGCATAAGATCCTAGACTGAAAATCGGTTGATTAACCAAGTCTGTGTTGTAGAACCAAAACTCAATAGTAAAATTAGCGGTGCCGATAGCAGATGCAACGTTATCCGGAACACTGATGTAACTACTACCATTAAAATACGCCGAACCTGCCGCAGCTGCGGGTAGCGAGTACGCCGCAGTGGGTGCGAAGGGTGAGAAGGCTTGTACGCTGGGTGTGCCTGATCCTACAGATACGGTAAAGTTATTAGTAGAATTGTCTTTGAAGCGATTGTCTTGTAGGGTTAATAAACTGGTGGCTGTGCCGGTAATAGCTGCTATATTTGTGCCGGCTGCTTGAGTTGCTGTTAGTGGAGTAGTTGGGGGTGTGAAGTTGCCGGTGTAGACTGCTACGCCTTTGGTGATGCGTAGGTTGGATATGTATCCCTGATAAGGATATAGGTATGATCCAGCATTCAAAGCTCCAATATAGAATGGTGATGAAACACCTGCACTCCAAGTAGTAGCTGCACTGCCAACTAATATTCCATCTTTATATAGTTTAGTAGTAGTGCCATCATGAGTAACAGCGAGATGGGTCCATTTATTAAGTATTAAAGTGGTTGTGATGGCACTACTATTAGTGTAAGTATACCAAGTTACACTTGTTGTAGTTATATCTAGACGCCAACCTTCTGGATATGTATATGCCGTAGACATGATAGTGCGCGCACTATCATAGCCCGCACCCAATGCATATGCCGTAGGATATACCCACACGTCTATTGTAAATGTAGTAGAACTAGAGAATGCAGTATTAGCACTACTTGGCGTAGTCAAATAATCTGTTGTACCATTAAAATACCCACTCCACCCCGTCTGCGAAAAAGGCGAGAAACTGCCTTGTGTGGGAGTACCTGAGCGTGTGATAGCGGCGGTGTTTACTGACGAGTCAATGAACGTGTTGTTCTGAGCACCGTTAGTGCCATCTCCGCTAAGTAGCAGCGTAGTGGAATTGAAGTAGGGATCGGTGGTAGCTTCTACTACCCCACCACCCACGCCACTGGCAGCAAATAGGTCACGATTCATGCCATCGCCTTTCCAAGTACGAACCCGTTCCAAGTGGTTCCACCATCATGTGAGAAGAAGCCCAATACGTCACGTCCAGAAGCTGAGAGCGTAGGTGCGGTAGCCGCAGCCCACTTGACGCCGCTGAACCAAGTGATGGCGAAGGCGCTGCCGTTAGTCACGTCTAGGATGAAACTGATCGCAGTACCTGCTGCCGGTACGTTAGCTAGAGTAAACGTAGTAGCTCCTGCGATTGTCTTGCTGAAGTAATTACCTGTAGCTAAATCGATTGCCGCCGCCGCGATGGCGACCTTAGTCTCCTTAGTACCTATGAGTACTGGGGCAGTCAAAGTCTTATTTGTAAGTGTCTGTACACCTACTAGGGTTACTTCGCCAGCAGGACCTGTGGGACCTGTTGCCCCTACACCAGTTGGACCTGTTGGACCAGTAGCACCAACACCGGTTGCTCCCGTCAATCCAGTTGGACCAGTGATGCCGGTTGGACCAGTAGCACCAACACCGGTTGCTCCCGTCAATCCAGTTGGACCAGTGATGCCGGTTGGACCGGTTAATCCAGTTGTACCCACACCAGTGGGACCAGTAGGTCCCGTTACCCCGGTTGGACCAGTCGCACCAGTTACACCACTAGAGTATGCCAGTGCAGTCCATGCTCCAGAACCAGTACCAACCTTAAACTTACCGGTATCGGTTTCGTATCCTGGTTCGCCTACAGCCAGCGTGGGATTAGCCGCGGTCCACTCGGCGGCCGTACCGCGTCGGTATTGTATTTGTATAGCCATTATGGTGTTCCTGCGTTGATTGCTGTGATTCCGCCGTAGTTGGTACTTGGTGTACCACCATCAAGGTTTGCTAGTGTACCTGCTGACACCGTGACTGTTATCGCTGCAGCTACGTTAGTCGCTGTGACGCCTTCACCTACGAAGTTGATGCTAGTAGCCGCGCTGCTAAGCGTAGTGCCTTCTTCTTGAATAGTCAAGGCACTTCCACCTGCACCACCGGATCCTGTTGCACCTGTTGCTCCAACTGCGCCAGCTACACCAGATGGACCAGTGGCGCCAGTAGTACCAACGCCAGTTGCGCCAGTTGCACCTGTAGTACCGACCCCCGTTGGACCAGTAGGGCCTGTTGCGCCAATTCCTGTTGGTCCATCGACTCCTGTTGGCCCTGTCAATCCTGTTGGTCCAGTGATGCCTGTTGGACCAGTGATGCCTGTTGGCCCTGTCAATCCAGTAGGCCCAGTGATGCCCGTTGGTCCAGTGATACCTGTTGGACCAGTCAATCCAGTAGGACCAGTCAATCCAGTAGGACCCGTAATGCCTGTAGGACCAGTCAACCCTGTAGGACCAGTCAACCCTGTAGGACCAGTCAACCCTGTAGGACCAGTCAACCCTGTAGGACCAGTGGTACCTGTCAACCCAGTAGGACCAGTGATGCCAGTAGGACCAGTCAACCCTGTAGGACCCGTAGGTCCAGTTGCGCCTTCTGTGCCAGCACCTGAAGCACCGCCACTTATAGTCACTGTCACTGCAGTACCAGTCACTGTAGCCGCGACACCAGCACCAACAAAGTTAATGCTAGTAGCAGTTGCGGTGAGTGATGTACCTTCATCGCTTATGGTAAGTGCGCTGCCTCCACCTGCACCTGATGGACCAGTTGCACCAGTAGTGCCAATGCCCGTAGCACCTATCAATCCTGTTGGACCTGTAGGACCTGTGATACCAGTAGGTCCAGTTATACCAGTAGGTCCAGTTAATCCACTTGGACCAGTAGCACCTGATACTCCACTTGCACCTACATCACCCGTTACACCAGTCGCACCAGTTGCGCCAGTTGCGCCAGTTGCGCCTGCACCAGTAGGTCCAGTCAATCCGGTTGGCCCCGTAATACCAGTTGCACCCGTTACACCAGTCGCACCAGTTGCTCCAGCACCAGTAGGTCCAGTGATACCAGTAGGTCCCGTAATACCAGTTGCACCCGTTACACCAGTCGCACCAGTTGCTCCAGCACCAGTAGGGCCTGTGATACCAGTTGGGCCTGTAGGTCCCGCGACACCACTTGGACCTGTTGCGCCTGTAGCGCCTGTAGCGCCCGCACCAGTGGGGCCCGTAATACCTGTTGGACCAGTCAATCCAGTTGCGCCAACACCAGTTGCGCCACTAGCACCAACACCTGTAGGACCAGTCAATCCAGTTGGACCAGTCGCACCCGTGACACCAGTTGGACCTGCAGCGCCTACACCAGTAGGGCCAGTCGGGCCAGTTGCTCCTGAAGCGCCAGATGGTCCACTTGCTCCAGTAGTACCAACACCTGTTAGTCCAAGCGCGCCTGAGGCACCCGCGGGGCCAGTCGGGCCAGTAGGTCCAGTCGCACCAGTGGTACCTACACCAGTTGGTCCTGTGTTACCTGTTGGGCCAGTAGCTCCAATGCCTGTCGCACCAGTTGCACCTACACCAGTAGGACCAGTTAATCCAGTTGGTCCAGTTGCTCCAACGCCTGTTGCGCCAGTTGGACCAGTTGCTCCTGTAGCACCAGCACCTGTTGGACCTGTGACACCTGTTGGACCAGTTGGACCAGCTACTCCCGTCGCGCCTGTGGCGCCTACGCCAGTTGGACCGGTAGCTCCGATTCCTGTTGGACCCGTTGGGCCTGTGGCGCCTACGCCTGTAGGACCTACTGCACCAACTCCGGTAGGACCTGTTGCACCAGTTGAGCCTGTGACACCCGTTGCACCTACTGGACCGGTTGCACCTACACCCGTAGGACCGACTGAGCCGGTTGGGCCGATGATACCCTGTGCACCCGATAGGTCACTGACATATGTGTATACCGTGCCATTCCAGAGATACAGTCTTGAGTTCTCGGGGTTCTCAACTGTATCAGTGATGACTAAGGCAAACTGACCAGCAACGATTCCTGTTGGGTTCAATGCCGCTTCGATTGCTGCGACTGATGGGTACGTCTTGACGATAGAGAAGCCAAGACCCGTTGGACCGGTTGTTCCAAGGGGACCTGTTGGACCAGTCAATCCAGTAGCACCTGTGACGCCAGTAGCACCTGTCGCTCCTGCCCCGGTGGGACCCGTCAATCCAGTTGGCCCCGTTGCACCCGTGATACCAGTAGCACCTAAGCCAGTCGCACCCGTTAATCCTGTTGGTCCAGTAGCGCCTGTTAAGCCAGTCGCGCCGGTGGTACCGATGCCTGAAGCACCAGTCGCACCTGTTGGTCCAGTAGCACCACTTGACCCTACACCAGGACCCGTCGCGCCTGTTAAACCCACTCCAGTGGCACCGACTGGACCAGTGGCGCCCGTTGCGCCGGTCAGGCCTATCGGCCCCTGGATGCCTACTGATAGTACGCTGGGTCCAGGACTAGAAGCGGTTCTGATTTTCATGGCGTCTTAGTTATTTCTGGAGAGATGGTGACGATTCCCTCGATCACACGGGCTGTGTTAGTCACCCCGCCGCTCGTAGACCTGATCTCAACGTCGTATAGGTACCTTCCGGCCTTGATCGCGCTAGAGGCCGCGGCGGATAGTCCGAGCATGAAGGCGCCTGACGCAGGAGATGGGATCGTCACGACGAAGCTATAACCAACAAGCGAACCATAACTCTTCCTGAACTGAGAGTAGATGGAGCTACCAGTCAGGTCAGTCAAGTTGCCGTCGTTGTCCTGCAGTGTCAAGACCGTGCTAAAATCTGCGCCTTGATCTATGTTTAAGTTAACTGTAATCGCCATGACTCATCCTCCTGTCTTATTTATCAGACGAGGAAGTCGCGACTAGCGTTCGTCTTGCTGGATCGGTGCGGTTAGAATAATTGTAACACGTTCTTGAGTTAGTAAACCTTTTGTCACTAACATTGGAAAGCCGGCGACTACCCTGTCTGTTGATGTTAGATCAATAGAAGATGCGTTGTCGAATCGTGTCTTCCAGAGTTCTACCTCAGCGTCAGTCTTAGCTGCGTTGATGATACCAATAAATTCAGCATCAGTCATACGGTTAAGCAATGCTAACTTGGTGATAATGTTGGGCTTCGGGCCTGCGGTGGTGTCAATTAGCATATTATTTTACTCGCATGTAATAGTAAGTTGGGCCATTAGTATACGCAGATTGCACATTATTAATGTATTTCTGAGTATCTACTTTTAGAAAATTAGTACCGTCTGTAAAATAGTTTATGCCAGCCTGCGTAACCGGTATTGGTATAAATTGACCGCTTCTACCATAAAAACCAGTTCTGTTTGTAACTACAGAATATCCGCTTGTGTATGATATAGTGCTAGCATTAGGATGTGCAGATGCTAGACCCACTGTATTTTGTGTTGTACCAATGCTGTAATATGTACCGTTATTGGCGTTAGTCCATGTAGAAAATGTTTGCTGAAGAGCAACTCCTAACGAAGAAGGCGTCTGTACCCAAGTTGTCCCCTTATCATAACTAGCCCATATATACAATGTTCCGCTATAATTACCTACTAAAAACACAATATCTCTAACAGCATCGTATGTCATCGATGAAAGACTATACGTTTGCCCCAAATACACCTGGCTTGACCAGACTGTAGAGTTTCCTACAGAAGATTTCCAAATTACTATACTGCCTCCAGCTGTGTTACCGCCATACATCAGCATAACATTGCCCGCAGTAACTAAGTTAAATGGGTTTGTGGCTACTAGATTTGAGTTAATTTCATAGTAGTTAGTACCATCACCACTGTACCAAAGCTTTGTAGTAGTACTAGCAGCTACTTGATTAGTTATTATATTGTAATATGGTGCTAAGTACGCAATATCAGCAGCCCAAGTTACAGCTCCAGCAGCTGCGGTCATTGTTGCCGATGACCAAGTGATACCATCTGACGTACTAGCTGCAGTTAAAGTAGACGAACTACTTGTACCATTTGTTGCCCAAGCACAAACAATCTTACCACCTAGAAACCTAAATCCTGTGTCAGGAATGCCCATATTAGAGCTTCCTGCGCCAAGACTAATATTAGGTTTGTAGTACTTCCATGTAACCCCGTTATCTGTAGTCTTAGCAACAACAGGCATAGCAGAAGCATAATACGGACTTTCATTGTTGTACCAATAACTACCAATTGCATAAAATGTATTTGTTCCTCCCGCCATCAAATGCCGAAAGGCAATAAGGCTAGGTAATTGCTTTAATGCCCAATTAATGCCGTCTAGGGAATATGCTGCTCCAGCTAAACCATCCTTAGCTACCGTAATAAAAGCAGCTAATGCAGGACTCCATTTAACATCAGCCCAATAGGCAGAAGTAGGCAGCGTACGTTGGGTCCAAGTGATACCGTCCGGACTAGTGGCGGCTATTGCGCTATCACTTGCTACTGCACACCACAGTCCAAGAGTACTACTATAAGTAATGCCAGACCAATTAGCCGATATTGGAAGAGTTCTTGCTGTCCAAGTAGTTCCATCTGCACTGCTAGCTGCGGCAGTACCGCCTGAAGAAACAGCAACAAACAGAGTGCCGCTTGACGCTACAGCTGTCCAGGCGGATGCAGACGGAAGAGTCTGCGCTGTCCAAGTAACTCCAGTTGGGGAACTTGCTGCGTTGGTTACACCGCTTCTTAATGCAACAAAAACACCACTACCCCACGCGCAACAAGTCCAATTTCCAGATGATGGCATGTAAGAAAATGTAGGAGTATTGTTTAATCCTGCGGCATAATAATAAGAATAGTCCGCGGGCCCGCTTATGGCAATATAATTACCAGCAGGGTTACTCGCCATAGATGCTATTGAAGCGGCGCTTCTATTTTGCGAAGATGTACCAGCGCTATTAAGAATAGATGAAGCTGGGATATAGTTAATTAAATTATTGGTAGAACCAGAAGTTAACGTTGTATCAATACCTAAACCTAAGTAGGTTTTATGATATAAAATTACTTTATACCTATATGCCCAATTTACTTCCCCACCGACCGCGGCGCCATAATAGCCACTAGTAAGGCAATCTGAACTCGATGTAGTGCTAAGCCCCCGTATTTCTATATATGGTGCAGCACTGCTATCACTTAAAACAGTAGGATACCCTGTATCTGGGTTAATAGCAATCGATACCCAGTAACCACCAGACCCAATAGTTCCAACAGGAGCAAGTGGATTCAAATAAGCAGTAACTGTTGATGGCACTGTTGGATAGCTAGCAACAGGTGCAATAACGCCACTTTTAAGAAATGTTTTACCGTTAGGCAGCGTTAAAACATTTGTTGCTGGTAGTTGATTACTGGCAAAAAGTTGGTAATCCCCAATCGCTGTGCTAGTACTATTTGTTGAAGTGCCGCCAGGTGTTGTTCCAGTAAGTACGCCTGAATTCATTAGAAGTCCCCAGCACGTGTTACTAAGACATTGAAGCCCTCGGCGTTGTTAGTAGACGCTCTTAACGAGTATCCAGTAGGGATAACAAGACCTTGATTTAACAACGTGTAACTCCAAACCGCTACAGTAGTACTAGGTGTAGTTGCAGTGACTAAAATTTCTTGCCACAGGAATCCCGCAGTACCGTTGTGTATGAATAGTCTAATCACACCAGCTGTCGTAGAAGCACCCGTAGCGACGATGTATATATCATCGATTCGTGAACCAGAGGAACCCGCAGTAAAGATCGTTGTGTATACACCGGTGGCTCCATCACGGTTGGTGTTTGCTGTGGCGGTTAGCGCGACAGATGCGGCTTTAACTGTTGATGCGTATTGTGCTGATGTAGACATCGTTCTTCCTTAGGTTATTCCAAATGACTGAGTCATGTAGTCCGGGGGTCCAGCAGCAGCACTGGTCTGAACAGTACCGTCAGGAAACTTGAAGCCTCCCGTAGTAGAGTAGATCAGCCCGGCTACACTTAACATATATGAGGTGTTAGCCGCAACACCGAGTCCTACTGGACCAGCGTAGTAACTTGATTGGTTTAGTGCTAGTGGAAAGCTAGACAGAAACTTAGCGTTGGTTGTCATGTTGCTTCAGTCGGTACGGGTTGCATAACAATCCAAGCAACAGTGTCTTCATCCCACCTATACATCTTGTCATCAGTTGGACGCGCGACTGGGGGATCCCATAGGCAGGTGTCTTCATTAAGCAACCAGCTTGGATATGGTTTCGGGGGAATGAACGCATCCAATACGTCATCATAGGTGTATCCAATGCCAGCATAGTTCTTGCGAAGAGGTGTACCATTAGGATGTACGCCGCCATGTGTATTATAACTAGTTTGAATCCAACCTGTGCCGAAAAGACCAGTGTCGATCACGTCCTGCTCGATGACGAGTACTTGAGTGACGATGCCGTCAACTACTTGTGCAAAATGAGACATGTTTTCTTTCCTTAAAATGTAATTGAACCTGAAGCAGTGCGCTGTTACTGCCTTCCAGCATCACCGCCTCTGGGGGGATCAGACCGCATTGTTGCTGTCATGCTGTAAAAGTTCCCGAATCGGTAAATTTGATAATTGTGTTCGCGCCCGACGTGGTGACTGTTGGACTTCCTGTTGTGATTCCAGAGTAATCTACTGTTGGTACAGAAATAATAACTACTCCTTTTCCACCATTACCGCCATTTCCTGGGCTACCGTATAGATTTCCACCACCACCACCACCGGACCCAGTATTAATTGCGCCGGCTCCACCTGTTCCGGAACTATTTGTACCGTTGCCGCCAATACCAGAACCGCCACTGGCGCCGCTTCCAGGATATTGTCCACCACCTCCGCCACCACCAGCATAGGTTACTGCTGATCCTGAAATTGACGAACTTGCCCCGGCGCCACCACCACCGCCATTGCCTTGGCCGCTGCCCGCAACACCACTGTTGCCAGCGCCACCCGCACCGCCGCCCCCTCCTCCGCCTTGGCCTGCGCTACCTGCTGCGTTGCCACCAGCGTTACCTTGACCAGCAGTACCTGACCCGCCGGCGACACTACTAGAAGTACTACCGCCACCTCCTGAGCCACCAGAGTTGCCAGTTGCAAAGTTAATTGCTGCACCGCCACCAAGAGCTACTATTAAGCTAGCAATAGACGAATCGGATCCATTTGTTCCATAGACACCGGAGGATCCTGCGCTACCACCACCACCCACTACAATTGTATAAGTCGTTGACTTAAATAAAGTGGTTGATCCAGTCAACATACCGCCAGCACCTCCACCTCCACCAGTGTACCACGCACCACCACCACCACCCGCAACTACAAGATAGCTCAACGAGATAGGAATCACACGCCCAACCCTCATAACACTATGAAATGCAAACATTAGTATGTATACCCTTGAGCTGCAGCTCCGTACCATGCGGTACCGTCTGAACTAAATGACAGAATGTCCATCTTGCCAACAGTTGCAGTGATAGTTGGAGCACCAGCAACACCCCACTTAACATTAGTAAAAGTTGCTGTAGTTGCTGTACCAGCTGCTGGTTGACGAAGATAGAGTATGAAGGACTTACCTGCGGCAACTGTAGGCATCGTGAACGTGCATGCAGTTGCCGAAGTAAGAGTAGCTGTAATGAATGTGCCTGCTGTAATTGCAAGAGTGGCAGTTGCAGCTACAGTACCTAGGGCAACTATAGTTTCTGTGTAGGCTGCTAAAGTTGTATCACCACCCACCTGTAAATTCCCGGCAAGATAGTTTGCAGCAGTACCTGCCATATATAGGTTATATCGACCAGATCCTGATGGTATACCACCATAGAAACCAAAGTTAGTAGTTGCGTTTGTTAAGTTTGATTCTGCTAAAAATCCATATTGTGTTGCTATTGATGCACCAGAATATAATCCTGGAGATTGAGCATAAAAATGCTGCATAATTCCTAGGGTGGTAGCTGCAGCAACAGATACGCTAGTGCCATATACACGTGCTGCAGCAGTCGTAGTAGATGGTATTGTTCCAGTTGCATCATAAACTATACTAACATTACTTGAAGATGGATACCATCCAAGAGCACTAACTTTAGTATATGCCGCGGGACTTCCACCAATCCCCATAGTACCACTAGTAGTAATGGCCGCAGCAGACACTGTACCAGTAAAGGTAGGAGAATTACTAAGTACTGCATTACCAGTGCCGGTTACACCAGTTAATGCAGTACTCGGTAGCTTCCAAGCGGTACCATTCCATGTCCAGGTTCTAGTACCTGAAGTGTAGGTTTGGTTAACCGTTGGGCTTGAAGGGAAAGCTAATGCCATAATTAGTACTCCAGAACAATTAGCAAACCGCCAGCGCCAGCACCACCGGCATAACCTCCAACTGCACCGCCGCCACCTGCACCATATCCTGTTCCAGAGCCTGGAGCATATCCATATATACGATTACCGCCTGTTCCGCCAGAACCATAAGTGCAACTTTCTCCATTAAAACCACCTTCTTGTGATGTCGAAACAGATGTGTATCCTGCTGCTCCACCATTGCCACCAACTGCAGTTAAAGTACTAAATGTTGTTGCTCCGCCTGCACTTCCATTTGAGCCATTACTTGCACCACCACCTCCACCACCGCCTACTGAATAACTATAAGTCGTGGTTCCGGGAACAGCTATTTGCATCCAATATGATGCAGCTGCTCCAGAACTTCCTCCTCCTGACTGACCATACGTAGGTCCACCACCGCCACCACCACCACCTCCTACAAGAGTGACATATAGCCATTTACTAGCTGCCAAAGGCGTAAAAGTACCTGATCCTGAAGTATAAGTGGTAGACTTTGTTGGAACTGAGGAGGCTCCACCAAATTGACTTAAATTACTCATATTAATGCCCACCCAATAGTTGCGTTAAGATATCTGAGCTGCATAGTAGTATAGGTTGTAGTGTTTATTGTCATATTTTCCAAGAGGCCCATAATCTTATAAGTACCACTATACGCTATTACGTTAGTAGATAGGCTATTACCTGAGGTAATATACATCAAATCTCCAGCAGTAGCAGTAGCAGGCATTGTAATAGTAGTAGCTGCTACGTTAGTAATTACATAATGATTACCAGCTACAGCGGTTTGAGTAGTAGCACTAACTATAACTAAAGTAGGTGCTGGGCCTACTGCTCCAGTTGCTCCAGTTGCTCCGTTAACTCCGTTGGCTCCGTTGGCTCCGTTGGCTCCAGTAGCTCCTATGCTAGCACCTGCTTGAGATGCTTCTACCCAGAAATTTCCAGTACGTACATATAGCGAGCCATCAGTAGTATCATACCACATCATACCTTCAATAGGTACTGCAGGTGCAGTAGATCCACTGAAACTTGCTGTGATTGATGCATCACTGGCAAAACCAATTACTTCGATCTCATCGTTAACTGCAGCACCTACCGCTAACGTAACGGAAGTTCCTGAAGTTGCAGTATAGTCAACAACGTTCAAACGTACACCATTCTGATATACGTCTACATATGGAGGGGAGTAAGTTACAGTGAACGCCGTTTGACCAGACGTTGCAATATAGCTTCTCTTGTCTATAGCGTTCTTGCCGCTGCCTTGGATTAGTGTGCTTAATTGTGTCATGGTTTATTTATCAGCGAGCATTGGAGTACTTCAGCGGATTCTCGGCGAAGGCTGCGTAGATATATGTTGAGCCGGAACCGTTTTGAGATGTGTAAGTGTTCCGCAACTTAAACCCATTTGATAGAAAGTCAAACGTCGGGGAGTTGTTTGCTTCTGCATCCGACAAATTGGGGCTAAGGTCTAGCCCGGTCACATTGGTTGTATTTCTGGATGCGTCTTCTATAAACCAGTTAAACGCGCCGCTGCTGCTTTTAATCATCAACCACCGTGGTCTAAACCCAGTGTAGATAAACGTACCATCCGCACTACCATTGCCCGTGTAACTACCGAATGCGCTATAACCTGCTACCGGTGCCCAGCAATATGCAACCATTGTTCCAGAGTTGGCCCAAACCGCTGACCCCAATGAGAACACAGTCGATGTTGGCGCTGTGTTATTAAACGCTGTCGTATCCGTACCTGCAGCGGATGTGCCGTCTAATACTAGGTACTTAGTTGCACCTATTGCGCTATGGTAAACAGTCCAGTCGTATGCTGACGCTCTAGCTTTAATAAGGATAAGCCCAGGAGCAACCCCTAACCCATGCCCCACCGTAGCATTAGCCCCTGTGCCCGTATACGTCACCACACTGAACCCAGCAGTGGTGTTAGCACTCACCGACGATGTGATAGTCCCCGCAGTGTTGCTGACCGCTGTGCCACCGGCTTTCCATTGCCAACCGACGTAGTTTTCAGTGTTTCCATTTGAAACTGCGCTCGTGCCAACAGAAAAACCTGTTGACGTAAAAGCACTCATGTAATTTGTGTCTGTTGTTTCTACCAGCGTTCCGTTGGAAATTAGATAGTTCCCAGCGCCCCGGATAGTGTCAAAAAGAATATGACTGTAAGCCGTTGTCCTATCTTTAATCCACACCAAGTCAGGTTGGAACGACACCGTATTGACAGCATTGCTTACCGCCCGGGTAGCTCCCGTCCCCGTATAAGTCGTAGCAGCCATCGCCACTCGTCCATCCGGTACTGCAAATGTAGTTGCCATGATTGCTCCTTATTAGATGTTGAAAGTGTTGAGTGGGAGGAAACCGGTGGGGGCGGTGTAGGTGAAGGGTTGCTGGCCGAAGTTTACGCTCTGGTTGCTCCCGTCATACGCCGCACTAGCTGCAAAAAATTGATTATTCAAAGTCAATCCAGTAACAGTTGTTTGAAGCGTATTGTTCTTATAAACACCACAAGTCAAACTATCTACGTCTAAAGCAAAACTGATTACGTCATTTGTTGTAAAAGTTGCAAATGTTCCAACAACTACAGCCGAATTTTTGCTTATAGCGCCATTTGGTCTATATTTAAGTCCCAAAGTTGTTGAGGTAGCGGGTTCAATTGCGTTCCCACTTGCGGGGATATTGCATATAAGTCCTAGGCCAGGAAACGCCGTACTGGAGTTTAAACTTTGAACAGTTATTTCCCAATACCATTTTCCCGATGAAACACCGATAGTCCCAACATTAAGACCGCTATCGGTTGCGGTGTTTCCAAAACCTTTCAAATTACCGTTGCTTAATGTTGTGTATGAACTGTTTAAAAGCGGATTCCATGTGCAATAGTTCGCCACCGTAGTGCTGGTCAGTGTCGGCACATCAGTCAGTGAGTCGTATGTGGACCCGGTTGTGAGGCTGATGTTGTTGGGTGTCCAGTTGTTGGCGTTGCCGCTGGAGTCTGCTGTAAGGAC